AAATAGTATTCCAAGTAATTGTTATATTAACAGTTTGAGAAGGTGGATTTACAAAAATAATGCTATAAATATCTGGATAATCATCAATAGATACAGTTATATTGCGTAAATTAGGGGTTACAACACCGCCACTTACATAAGCATGACCTACAGTTGTTACTCCTAAACTAAAGGATTTTTCATCAATAACAGTAATGGTGTAATTATTGTTAAACCAAGAAGGAGTTACTCCAGCTATGGTAACCACTTGACCAGTTGCATAGCCATGATTTAGGTCTGTAGTTACTACCCCATTAGAAGCAGTAGTAATTCCAGTAACAGCAAGAGTAGAGCCTACCAAATTAGAAATATCTGGAACACTAGCAAAAATGGCATTAGCTACTTGATAAGGATCGCCACCACCACAAATAATTTCCCATTGATTTGTAGCTACCAAACGAATAGAAATAAGTCTAGCTTGTACACCTATAACATTTTGCAGTTGAGCTTTAATAAAAGTAGGGACACCTTGAGCAGTAACCATTCCTGCTTGCATTACTTGAGCTTGATATGAAGCAATTGTTTGGGCTGTTAAACCCGGCAATCCAGCAGAAGGATTTGTGCAAGTAAGGGTAAACCCTGCTGGAACAGATGTAATAACTTGAGTAACAGTTCCTGCTGGAATAGCCCAAGAACCTTGAACTGTTGCTAAACAGTAAAGTGGAGAAGTTTGTCCAGAAGTAGCAATAATTCCACCATCCTGAACGGTATATTGGTAAGTACCATCAGATACAGTAAATCCAATAGGAATAACAAAACCAGCAAGACCTGTAAAAACAACATAAACGGAAGTATTAGAACCTTGACCTTGTTCGACACCATAGACTTGCCCCAATTGATAAAGAATTGAAGGGTTGGCAGTTGCAGGGCTAATAGAGTTAACCAAATCCACAAAGGCTTGATCTTGTATATAAACCGCGCCAGCCGCAGTTGAAGCCATATCTTCTACTAAAGAACCGGGTAGATTGGCTGTTAAGCCCGGCGCTAGTACAGTTGCCGCCGCAATTTCAGCGTTTAATAAGTCTGTTGGCGAAGCGGGTATTGCTCCAGCCGTAGTTATTTGAGCCATGTAATATCCTAAGTAGCAACTGTTGTGCTAATTGTAGTGCCATTAATAAAAATTGCTCTTATATAATATGTAGGGTCAATAGAAATTTGGTCTTTAATTACAGTTAATTGCGAAAAATAAGGCGCATATTGAGATTGAGTACGATTAACCGCAATATCAGGAGCAATTTGGCTCATAACTGATTGTTGCGCGGGAATTCCATAGTTCCCGTAAATAGGGCTTTCGCCTTGATTTAAGCGTAAAGTTTGAGCTAAAGTTGCAAGCCAAATATAGCCTGTTTCGGTAACTTCTACCCATTGTTGGGTGTTTGGGTCTACGCCATAAGTTCTCATATTTCTACCAATACATTAGGTTGTCCAGTAATAATTATCGCCCCACATCCTGCAACAGCCCCCGTTGATAAAACAGGTACGCCTTGAGCCAAAACATTGCTACCGCCAAAAACAGGTGTTGTTCCATGCCCTCTAATTGGACAAGCATGAAAATCGCCATTTTTAGCTACAGGGACACCATTTGCAATTGAATTAGTGGTTGCGGTAATTATCGTTCCACCATGATTGCTCATAGAGCCTAAAGTAACGATTACACTCATATTCCAACAGTCTTTAATATGTTAAGGTTGCCTGAAGGTATTACTTGTGAAATATAAGATGATATTCCAGTATTTGTGGTTTGTGCTTGTGAAACAGCATTTAAAAATGTAGATGTTGAAGTAAGATTGCTTTGAAGGGTTGTATAGGCACTTGTATCGACATTTATATAGCTTGTTATGCTTGAAGCATTTATGCCATTTTGAGAAATAACAGCAGAAGGTGTAAGACTTCCATCAGTTAACCCGCCAACAATAGTATTTAAATAATCTGTTGAAGATGTTAGTAATGGGCTACTTGTTAGCGAAGTAGTCATTCCAGTAATTAAACTGGAAGTATCGCCAAAAGCACCTCCAGCACTAAAATCCGCCCCTTGAGCCATACCAATAATACTATTAAGATTTGGCACATTCCCTGTAATAGAACCTAATCCTGATAATAGATTAGAATGACTTAACATATTTGTTGCAGTTCCGCTTAAAGCGGAAATAGATTCGTTTATTCCTAAAGCGTCTGCGCTGGTAATAATTCCGCTAGTAACAAGATCATTAATCTGACTTGGTAAATCGCCACAAGCACTAATTAAAGTATCTGTAACATTGCTGATTGGGTTGCTGTAGATAGCAGAAGCACCATCCGCAATAGTGCTTTCAAATAGAGTTCCAGCGCCATCAGGAAGATTAGCTAAGTCGCCATAGGGAGCTTGACCTAGCATTACCGCTGGAGCAGATATTACCGCCAGTCCTTTTGCGTTTAAAGTGGCTATCCCTGTTGCAGAAATAGTAGCAGAAGCTACTCCACTAATATTTACAATAGGTGAGTGAATATCTAATTGTTGAGGTGTAACTTTTACATAAGAGGTATTTGTGGTGTCCCTAATGACTGCGCCATTGGGGGCGTTAATATTAACTGCATTAGGGTCTACAGACTCCCAATTTTTATTACCAATAGGAACAAATACCAACCCGCCTAAATTAGATGGTTTTCCTAGTGGTGCTTTTCCTTGCCCAAGCCCTGAAATCCCCCCTAATCGAACATCAGCGGATATACAAATACCAAAATCGCCAACTTGTACAGGTATCCGTACATAAGTCGATTCGGCAATTGGGCAAGTAACTGGCGCAAAAGTTTGATTTCCAGCTTTAATTTCAAAGTTTACTGTTACGATTGCGCCGTTTACTTCAGTTACGCGGCAAGGCAAAATCTGACCTAGCCCATTATTAGCCGTTTTAATGTTTGAATTAACAAACTCATTAATCGTTCTGGCAAAAGGTCTTTTTTGTCCGTAGCTCACGATGCTTTACCCGGTATTACACATTCAATAATCGTACACCAAGAGTTGCCGTCAGGTTGACGACTTGAACCTACATGGCGGACTGAATTAACCGAAAACTGTCCGTTAAAGCTAATATCATACCTAACTTGAGCATAACTTCCAGCAGTATTTATAACAGGTAACCCTCTAGGAAAAGACACTAGAGTTCCTACATCTAAATCGGCTCTCATCACTAATTTTGCTTGGACTGTATAAGTATTGATCCAAGTAAGATTGCCAATAATATCGGTGAAGTCTATTTTTACTATTTCTGCTGGTGGCGTAGTTCCGTCATAAAGTAAAAAGCCCGATGAAGTTGAAGCAATACCGACACCTTGATAGTCTTTGGCGGGATTAATTTGCTTACTTACTTCGTTAATATACTGCGAAAAAGCGTATAAATTATCATATTGTCCTACCTGATCTTCGGTGTATCTTAATTCAGGGCTAATAGTTCCAAGAACGGGTACACCTTTATACGCGGTATTTAATGTTAAGGTAATAGCGTCTTGTAAATTTTGAACTTTAAGCCAGTTACAAGTTAAATTAATATCTTCATTTGGGATATAGTTAGCGGCAGAAACGATTAAATCTAAGCTAGTTTGGTTTCCTTGCCAATTTCCAAAGGCTTGAAAAATAGACCCGTCAATAACTAATCCTGCTTGTTTAGGTTTAGCGTATGGAAGTCCTTTAGACATACCAACATAAACTTTAATACCGCAATAATTTGTGCCAAAAGGGTTTAAATTAAATGCTTGTTGTAAATCAGCGAAATTAACCCCACTAATTTTTATGTACCCATTTTGAGTTGGTTGATGATACCAACCTTGAAATAAGTCTAAATCTACCTGTAATGCCGAACCATTAGCAAAACCAGCCGAAGTTAAGCTAGTAAAGGTAATTGGCTTAAAACTTGTTGCCGTTTGCCCCGTGGGAGGAGTAATAACAATTGTGTAATAGCGCATTTAAGGAGTTATCACAAAAGAGTTACTACTGGCTCTATAGACTAATTTAGAGGTTATGAAATAGCCATATATCAAATCAATATCAAAATCATCGGGCGAGCCTATCAAGGGATTGGTAACAACCAAAGTCCCTGCGGTGTTATATATATTAATGTAATACCTTGGGGAGTACCTATTCCAAGTAATTATCGCGGTGTGTGGTTGTGTATCTAAAGTGCAATTAAATTGAAAATTAGCGTTAATAGCAGGACTAAATTGTATTGAGGTTGGCATTATGTTGACCATCCTAATGCGGGATCATAAGTAGGGGAAATTAAAGAAGAATTTGTCCAGCTAGTAGATGAAGCTAATTGCTGGGTTGAATTTTCAAGTAAAGTTCCTAAAACCGATTGCGCGGCGCTGGCTGTAATTAAAGGTTGAGTAAAGTCCCATTGAAATGTGTATTGAACTTGCTTTTCTGAAGGGCTTGAAATATCCCTTAAAGACGTTAATAGGCAGTTTGTATAGGTAAATGCTGGGGTAATAACAGTAAAACTACCACCACTCAATATGTGCTGATCTAAAGTATATTTAAGCGCGCTTAGAATAGCTTGTTTTAATACATACCCGCCACCATTTTGTGCAGGGCAAATCATTTGTAAGCTAATCTTTAATGGTTGTTGAACAACCGCATTAGCCGCCGTTTGAAAACTGGCAAAAGGGTATTCCGCTATTTGCCATTCTTCTAAAGTACCGCCGGGTAATGGTTTGTATTGGGCAAAGAACTGCCCTCCTGTCCAACCGGGTAAATCTAAAATTTCAGTTACCGCGGTAATAGGAAGATACCCACCAATACCTTGTGCAATTCCGTTTTGCAGAATAATAGGCGAAACCTGATATGCCGCTTCAAAAACTGTTTTTCCTATTGAACTCATTAATTTCTCCCTGCGGGTAATGCTTGAGCCGTAGCAACAGCGTTACCGCCAGTATTATTGTTAATTTGAACAATAACCCCTTGATTTTTAGTTAAATAGCCACTTGTTTGAACGGGGAGATGTTTTTTCCATTCTGCACCATGTTCTTGAATATCTTTATTAAGGTTGCCTTCGCCCCAGTTATACGCCGCCAAAGCCTTTTCAGGGTCATTGTCGTAATAACGCAGTAATCCTTTGATTTTTCGCGCCGCCGCGTCTGCGGATTGCTTAAAATCTTGAATATCCGTAATACCAAATTCTTCGGCAGTTTTTGGTATAAATTGAAAATCGCCTTCAGCGCCTTTTTCAGATTTGCCTTTATTTTTACCTTTAGTGCTTTCAGCGTCCCATACGCTACTTAAAACACCTGTTGGCAAACCATATTTTTCTTCTAAATCTAATAACTGTAATTCTTTATTAGGGTCGGCAAACCATTTCTTTTGAGTTTCAGACATACTTCCATAGCTTTGCGCCGCAAATCCAAATTGCACTCGTTTATCATGCGCTAAATCGGCGTTTTTATCCCCCGGTAGTGCGCCTACTTTTCTTAATACATAAATCATTCCTTCTGCTAATTGACCTAAAGCATTAAAAAATTTGGCTACTTTTTCTTGAAATTCTCCTGAAGAAATACTATCGGCAAAATCTTTAACCGCGCGTTGAAAATCTTTACTGGCTAATAGATTAGATATGGTAGTCGTAATAGTGTCAGATAATTTTACTAACTGTGGCACTACATCTTTAAGATTTTTAATAAAAGCTAATTCAATTGTGTTACCTGCTTTTTTAAGTTCATACCAAAAATCTTGCCAAGCTTTACTGACGTTATCGTCTAGCTTAAATAGCTCTTGATCTTTTTTAAATTGCGCGGCTAAATCATCTAGCTCTTTAGCCGTCATATTTGCGCCGCGTCTTAAATCTTCTAAGCTAAATATTTTAGTAAGCCCTAAAGCTTCAGCAAATTGAGGGTTTTGACCAAATTGCTTAAATTGCTGAACTGCGTTTTTATATACTGTACTTAATTGATCCGCAGGATTTTGACCTGTTTGACCTCCAAGGCGCGCTAATATTTGTTTATTTGCTGGATCGTTTTGAATATTGGCAATATTAGCCAATACAGATTCAGGATTAAAAGCCCTACCATAAGCTACATTTGCGCCTCTCAATTGCCCTGTAGATATGCCTAGCCCTAATGCTTGTCGGCGATAATCGGAAGCTGAAGAAGCTAATCCGCCAAGTCCAAACCCGCCACCAATAGCTCCAAAAGTTAGCCATTTAGCCGCAGATAACGCGGCAGAAGCCATATTGCGAGCGATATTAGCGGTGGTGTATGCGGCGTCTTTTAAATGTTTATTATTGTCACTTAAACTTTTGTTAACTTCTTTAGTTTTTTTATTTATCTTGTCAAAAGTTTTACTGACTTCTTCCCATTTCTTAGCTTGTTGATCTAATACTTTTTGATAGCGATCAAACGCCGCTTGAAACGCTTTAAATTTATCGTCATTTACGTCAATTTCTATTACTGACTTAACGCTCATGGAATATCCTTAAAACAGCGATTTGTTGTTAATTGCCCGAATTAAATGCCTTTGCCTATATTCGTCAGCATCAGACCATTTTACTCCGTATTCTTTCACAAAATCGCCAAAGTCGCTAGTACTAAGTTTGTCTAAGATACTATGGACGATTCCTTCGCTTTCTTGCCAGTAACTACGATTTTTGCTGATATCGTCAAGCCATTCAGATATTCCGTAGAGTCCGAGGATGTAAGAACCCAACTCCTTAGTGAGCCAGCCATTTCCAAGAAGGACATTCTTAAATCCTTTGGCGCGACTCGACAAATTGCAGTAAAAAAAGTTAGGGCGGATAGCACCTCACTTTCCTCATCTTCATCCAAGATTTCGCGTTTAATAGCTAAATCAAGAGGTATAGATTCCCATCCTTTTTCGCCTGTTACCAATACATTAGTTAATCGAACAATCTCGTTGATTAAGCCTTTTTTAACTTCTTCCCAATTGCCAGCTTTAATAGCCATTGTTTTTAGCTGGATAAGCTAACTGGGGGGCTGTAAGGGCTAAGTGCGCTTGATTAATAGCATCAAAACATTGGCTAAATACTTTACCTAATTCAAGATAAAATTGCTCAAAAACATCCCTAGAAATAGGGGTGGAATGAACGTAAATTAAACCTTTAGACTCGGTTTCTATAGGTATAACGATATTAAGTTTTCGATCAATTTTCATACTGTCCTCGCATCATAGAGAATTTATATGATAACAAAAAAAAGCCCCCGAAGGAGCTTTCTTTAACTTGATGCAAATAACGCGCTATTGATACTGTAAACACCTCTTAACCTTACAATTAAAGCGGCTTGTGAACCATCAAACGGCACTTCTTGGATGCTTGATAGAACGCAATTGTTTAATTGAAAAGGAGATAAAGTTTGCGTATCAGGGTAAATTGTTACCGAACCTAAAGTGGTGTTGGTTTCAATTTGAGTCTTATACGCATTACCTAGTGCTTGAGTACGCAAAAGGTGAATTGTTACAGTCCCAAAAATATATGGCTCTGGGCTGGTTACTGCTCCAGTTAAAGTGCCAATAAGTTGAGAAGTATCGCCTTCAAAGCCTAAACTAATTGCTTCTTTAGCCAGATAGCCTGATGTGACATTCAGTTGAGTGAAGTCAGCATAAACTACGCTGGCTAATAGCCGATTTAATGTACCTTGTTGGATTTGTGGATTTGCCATTTA